TAGGTGACCAACAATGACGGACTTGGTTCTAGTTGCTACGTCCACCATTGAAGGGTTTTCGTAGATTGGCTTGCCCAAGAGCATGTCTGGTGATTCCATTGACAAAGCAGGCTGAAAAACGTAGTTCCCGGCGGAGTCTTTGAGTTTTCTAACTGCACCGATTGACTTGCCGTTCATCATCCAACCAACACCAGGAAGGTTACGTGCTGCGCCATCAAGGCTGTACAGCAAGTCAATCAAGTTGTCTGCGGTGAATGCGGTTGCTGTGCCTGCGGTACCACCAACAGCTGATGCTGCGACGATGCCCTTTGGCTGGTTGGTTCCTGTTCCAACTGTCAAAGCCGAACCTACTGCGTAACCAAGAGCGTTACCAGTCTGTTCTGCCAAGAAGCTGAGGATGTCAACACCAGAGTCTTCAATCAATTCAGTTGTCAACTGCGTCAAGAATGAATATTTGTACGCATTCAACGTGATGAAGTTCGTGAACTGAGGATCGGATTCTGAGATTGCGGTTCCTTCACCTGGCAATGCAGCTGTTGACCAGCTGAACTGTGCAGGAATTTGAAGGTTCTCGCCACCAGCGGTGTTCAACACCGTTGCTACTTGCAGGACTGGTGCAACAAGACGAGCCTGTGCAATTACCTGATTGTAGAACGAGGTTGGTACAGGTGCGCCCTGTGAACCCTTGGTGATGTCACGACGCTCAAAGTTATGTGAACGCTTTTCGCCCATAACAAGTGAACGGATGAACGAGGCATCATCTGCAACTGGTGCAGTTGATTCTTGTGGACGTGCCTGTGATGCGATGTCGCGGGTTGCTGCATCGAGGCGGAGTTCGCGAGCTTCGTCTTCACGAAGTTTTGCGATGGTCTGTGCGCGCTCGTCCAGTTCCTTAGAGATTCGCTCATAGGTTTGGTTTTCTTCTGCTGAGAGGTCACGCTTTTCTGCGGTGGCTTTGTCCAAGATTGACTTGGCTTCTTCCCATGCACGATTGCGAATCTCAACCTGACGGTCAATATATTCTTTCATGATGTTTCCTTCTCCCCGTAGGGATGAATGTTGAGTGTTTGGATACGCAGGGATTTAACTTAAACCTGGTACGGCTCCGTACACAGCAACATCCAAGGAGGCTCCTCGCGTTGGACGCAGTACTAAAAGAGTACTAGAAATTCTTGATTAGTTCAAGATGCTTAGCCATCAGGCCAACTGTCGCAGGAGGTGCAGTTGGTGTTGGTTCCAACTTCGCAACAGTTTCACGCAACAACGCACCCTGATCTGCTGACAAAGTTTGCCCTGATTCCAATACCAAGATTGCGTCAGCAAGACGATCAGCATCAACACCCGTGCGAGTAGCAAGTGCATCAAATGAACGAACCTGTGCAGATGTTGCTGAATACGCTGGGAACCCTGTCACAACAGAAACTTCAAACAGTTTGATTTGACGCAACTCACGGCTCATCCCATCTTCAGACCAACGGTCACCACCAGAAGGAACAGTAAACCCGAACGACATCGAGGTCACGTCACCACGCTTCATCAAAATTGATAGGTCTTTGCCAACCGAAGTTTCAGGCAAATCAGCCGAAGCCAACAAACCCTTCGAGTCTTCCTGCAAGCGCAAAGTCTTTGCGCGGGTCGTTGCCAACAACATTGACGAGTCATGGTTCATGTACATTCGGATATTGTTTCGTGCCTTCAATGAACGTGCGAATGCACCAGGCGCAATAGTTTCAATGAACGGTAATGGTTCGGATGGTGAGTTGAATACAGCTGCATAACCTGTGAACGACATACCGTCACCGGACTCGTTAGCCCGCAACTCAAAATCGGATACGGTAACTCTGCGTGTTTCAACCTGTTCAGTCATATGAGAAACATTACCAAAGTCCTGTTCACGCTGACGATGGAACGCTGGTGCTTCACGCAACACAGGCATATCGCCAGTTTTGATTCGCTTCGGGTCAAGGGTTTTGATACCTAAATCAAAATATGCTCGACGTGCAGCAGGATCATTATCTATTGCCAAAACCACAGTCTGCTCAGACAGAATGTCCGCAGCCTTGTTGCCTTTGTATTCAGGGGTTGGGATGCTTAAATCCTCGTTGAACTCGATGTCATCGTATTTGACTCCAGCCTCAGCCAACTGTGCAACTGTCTTATCTTGCTCATCTTCACCGCGACCAGTCACGATATAGATAAAGAACTTCTCATAAAGAGCGTTCACATAATCCACATTCTTTTGGATACCTTGTCCACCGACAAGCAACGTGCCATCAATATCTACGATGACCACATCATCAGAATCAGAGTTCCGTTCAGCAAAATCACCTAATGAACGTGAAGACTTCGGATGATCCTTTGGCAACAAATCATTATCGCCAACATAAGCAGGGTTAGATGGACGACCATTGCGTAACAAAAACAGAAACGCATTCACCCTCGCATATGCCCATTGGTCACGGGTAATACCAGGACGATGAGAAGTTGAATACGCCCCAGCACCACGACGGAACACGGTACGCAACATTCCAACCGTTGCACGTTTGGCAGCATCATCACCAACATTGTCGTTGTGTTCTTTAGCCTTGTTTGCTAATCCTGTTTCAATAGCATCGGTTAGTTCAATCGTTCCTGCACCAGCAGGAGCTTTAGCCGAACCAGCAGGATTCTTATCTGAACCCGTAACCTGATCTTTCTTTGGTGCCGGAGCGTCAGCTCGTTCAGCTTTGATTGCCTCAGCCTTAGACATAAACCAGTCCATCGCAGGTTCAGGGTCAAGCGGATTGATACCCCAGAGATAGAAGGCCACCGCACCAGCACCAGGGAACTCATCATTGTCAGGGTCAGAGTTTTTTGGTGCATCCAAATCAACTAAATGTCTCGCACCCCAAGCATTCGAGCGAATCACCTTGTCCTCAGATATTTGACCGTCAGCCATCAAACGAGCCTCACGCACAGTCCGTTCAACTAGCCCGTCACCCGCTAAACCTTGAGCGTTATATTCCAAACCTTTACGCGCAGCAGAACGAATATATGCAGGCAGGTTCAAAGAAACCTGTCGTTCCTCATCATGCTCATCTACTTGCCAAGCATTGCAATAGTAGGCACCATCAACAAAGTCATCCCACTTTTCACACCACGCTTTATCACCCTCAGCGTTCTGACGTGACTCATCGTAAAAGTAACAGTTCCCACAAGCACGGCCTTCAGGAACATCCTCAGCCAATGCGGGACGATAGTTATCTGGCAATGCACGTTCACCACCTGGTTCCATATCCTCAGCCAAAGAGATAGCAACCATCTGATCCACCGCATCCTGCTTGGACTGATGGCATCCCATCACTTCGCCATCTTCCTTTTCCACAGCCCAACCAGAACAATCAGGGTTCTTGTCTGAAATAAAATATGGCATCAGATTGGCTCCGTCATCCAAGAAATAATGTGACCTGCTTTAGTGGATACAGCGTAAAGCAAATCTGTTGGTGAAACCGTGAGTTGAATCATCACACCTTTATCAAGCATCAAACCAGTTGAAGTAGTAATAGCAGACCCACCCAAATAAACCGAATCGGTGTTGTCGTTGTTATGAATGAAAAGACGGTACGGGTTGCCTGCTTCACTACCAGTAATCACACCATCAATGACAGTTGCAGCAGTACCAATAGTCGCATGACCAGAAACAAAAGCCATCAGTCAACCTGATAGGCAGATTTCGGATCAAGTGGTGCCACCGTAGAAATCTGTTGCAACTGACTCGAAGGCAAACCAGTATGAGCAACAGCTGGTAAGCCAACCATCAACATCACCTCAGCCGGATCAAACCCAGTCAAAATCAACCGTTGCGCAATCTCAGCCTTGGACTGCATCTCAGCCAAGTTCGCTGCATTGATATCCACGTTCGCTAAAGGCACACGATATGAATCGCCACCGTCAACAGGAGCCATGTCTTCAAGACGATGAATGTCATTGATTGACAAGAACCCTGACTGGAGACCTGTGGAGAATGCTGTGTAACGTGACGCTTGGTCACCGCGCAACAATCCGTCCACATTGAACTTCATGAATGCTCGACCAGCAAGCAGGCGTGAATA